GAATATTCCGCCACCCAGATTTGTGCCCGCAGTGTAAGCCTGCACCGACGCCCACCCACCGCCGGACATGGTAGACCAGCCCGGGTACGCTTTCAGCGCGGCCCAGCTTGCAAAGCTGGGCACATTGGCGGGCAGAACACTGGGAAAATTGTTTGGATCGGGCTGAACGCCGACAGGGGGGCTGCCCGAAGGCGGAAACGCGGAGGCCGAGGCGGCCAGGCAGGACAGCAGGACGGCGAGAAGAAGCCTTTTCATCATCAGTTCCCCGTAATCCCCAGATAATCGCCGCTGGTGCTGGTGCCGGCGGTTGGCCCCACCCACCAGAAATAGCTGGCGTTGCCGGCGCCGGTGGCCGTGGTGACGCCGCTCGCCGTGGTGATCACCATCGGCGGCACGAAGCCCTGGCTCTGGCCTGGCGCGAGCTGGTAGCCATTCTGGCAATGCGGGCCCGAGGCCGAGTACGCCACCGCGTTCGATGTGCCGATGCAGATCACGTCGCTCGCGCTTTCGTTCTGCAGCACGATGCCGCTGGTGACCGACGCGCTTGGCAGCTGCTGGGCGGCTCCGGCGGCCGTCAGGGCGTAGGCGGTGGGGCCGATCACCGTCGTTGGGATCATCTGATTGACGGGCGCCGGTTCCGACTGCGACAGCGGATGCGGTGTGCCGGTGGGCGCCACCGTCGTATCGGTCTCATCGATAGAGCCGCCGATATTGAGCTTTACTTGCGGCGTGCCAGTCGCGGTGTTTGGCACGTAGCCGGGTTGGACAGGCGGTTTTGCCAAGGCGGCCGGCCATGGCGTGCAGCATGCCATCAGGGCTACGGCCAGATACCGGCGGAAACGCTGGGTGCGCATCGATGAAGTCTCCAGGACGATGGGGCGGTGTATTGCGCGAACGGCGTTCGCGGCTGGATCAATCGACCAGCGCGGTGATGGGGCCGGCGCCGGCGGGGCCGTAGACCTGGTATCGGCCCTTGAAGGTCTTGTTGGCATAGGGCGCGCCGGGCTGGCCCTGGCCGGCGCCAGGCGGGATCATGAACAGGCTCGCGTTGGTCATGACGTTGCCCGTTTGAGCCGTGCCGTCGTCGCGAATGACCACCAGGTTCACGCCGGAGAGATTGTGGATCTCGGCGTTCGCGCGCGCTGGGTTCGCCGGGATCGTGGTGAGGAGCACATAGTTCTCATACAGGCTGCCCGTGGTCGGCCAGTTCGCGCCAACAACCGGGAAGGCCGGCATGTTCGTGCTGAAATCGGCGCCGGTTGAGCCAGCCTCGATGTGCGCCGGCGTGAATACGGGCGGCAAGCCGCCTGCCCCGCTCTGCGTGACGCCGGCGTATTGAAACGAGCCAAGTGTGCCATCGAGTAGGATCACGGTTCCGGTCCATTCATAGCAGCGGAATAAGCATGGAATTCGACGCAAGCGAGAAGTTTAGCGACGGCCTACGAAACAGGCCCGATGTGAGGTTCGGGGCCGACACGCTGTAGACGACGCCGTTGCGCACCACGGCCAGCGTGTCGGTCGGCAGCAGGCCAGCCGCGCCATTGGGCAGCGCCTGCAGATCGACGATCTGCGCGGCGTCGCCAGGCGGCCCCTGGACGATGATGAGGTCGGTCGAGAAGGTCTGGTTGGGCGACATCGGCCAGACGCGCTGCCACACGGTCTCCTCGACCGTGATGCCGCCGACTGTGGTGAAGTTGACCAGGAAGGCGTAGTCGGCGACGGGGTTTGTCAGAACGCCGCCGGACATCAGCCAGGTGAGCGCGGTGCCTGTCGCCTGCAGGGCGCCGATGGTGACGGTGTTCGGCGAGGCGGTGATCGAGACGCTGGAGGCGACGATGCTGTCGCCGCCGGCGTCGGCCAGGAACTGCGAGGCGTCGAAGGTGCACGGGATCGCGGAGTTGAGGCCGCGATCGTTCCAGCGCAGCTCGATGCCGTTCGATCCGCCGGCCGGGAGATAGACGGTGTAGCCCTGCGGCGTCGGCAGCATCGTTCGATCCTATTAAGTTTGCGCGGCGGGCTCTCGCGGCGTGCGGGCATCGTGGAAGCGATCGCGCATCAGCGAATCGATCTTGCGCCCGATTTCCGCCATATCGTTCCGCAGCAGCATGAAGTCGTCGCGCGTGGCATAGCGCTGGCCGATATTGTCGAACCCGGCCTGCACCCGCGCCGACAAGGCTTCCAGGCGCACCGCCTGCGATTCGCGCGAGTGGTTGAAGTCGGAGCGCATTTCGTCCTGCTCCTTGCTGAACTCGGCGCACATCTCGACACGCTCCTTCTGGAGCTCGCGGCGCAGATTGTTCAGCTGGATCCAGAACATCCCGACCGCGCCGGTAGCAAGGGTGACGACGCCAATCATCTCCGCACTTATTTCCACTGCTGCCACCGTGTTCTCTTCGCTGCTAAAAATTCCTTGCCGCAGTTTATATCAAAAACGCGGATTTAATCGCCCCAAGCCTCAAACCAGCCTGTCGCGGCCGTGCGCCCCTGAATCGTCCCTGAAAAGCTGATGACGTAGGGCGAGCAGCAAACGGTTATCGAGTTGAGGCCATATGGATCGGAGCCTGCAATCTCAGGGCCCGCTCCAACGGCGTATTGAAAACAATTCGATCCGCTTGTCGCCGAAGCTCCATCGACGCACAGGCCACCCCGAAAAGCCGTCGGGAAGGAATTGGCAAATCCGGGCGGCTTGGGCAGCACTACGGTAACCTGACTGACGCCCGAGGCGAGCGTCACGGGCCCACGATAAAAAACCTTGCCGCTCGGCAGAACCTCGTAGGTGATACCCGATCCGATCGTGCTTTGGCCTTTCAGCAGCGAAAGGATCTGGTTGCGCGTGGTCATACTGAGCGTACCGCCCAGGCCTTCGATCAGCGCGTCCAGCTCGCCGCCGACTTTGTTGAACCAGTAAGCGGGCGCCTGCGTGCCCTCCACGCTGGTTCCGTTGCCTTGGGTGAACCAGGCATCGGTTACCGTCGGCAAACTGACGGCGTCGGGCGTCGAAACGGCGTCGGTGCCAAAGATCATTGCGGCTGGCATGTGTGTCCTCGATCAGGTCCGGCGGAGCTTCGGCGCTGCCAACCGCTGCTCAGGTGAAGGAGAAAATCAACGTCGTGTGCGGCGGCGCGATCTGGTTCATCACGCATTCCAGCTGCGTGTTGGAGCCGATCAGCTCAAGCAGGTCGCCGGCACGGCTTTCGCCCGCTCGAAACACGGTGGGCGGAGCGACCGCGTAGCTATTGATCGTCCATTGATACGATCCGATCGCGCCGCGCGTGATGGTGATCGTCCAGCCCAGCGCCGCCGCCACTGCGATGTAGTAGGCCTCGCTGGCGCCGCCGACTTCCGCGATCTTCGCGAGCAGCGTGTTGCGCTGCTGCTGCAACGTGGCGCCGAGCGGCGTGCAGCAATCCGGCAGGCCGTAATCCTGTTCCCAGGCCGGCAACAGAATGTCCGTTGTGGCGGGGTTCAGCTCCACTTCCGAAAGCTGCGCGGCCTGCGCGTGTAGATCCGAGAAGGCCGAGGCAGCGCCGGCGCAAAAGTCCGCCATCTGCGGGCCTTCCCAGGCGATGCCGGGCGGCAGAAGCGCCACCAGGCTGGCCGCGAATTCGGCGGCGCCCGCAAACGCGTAAGGATTGCCGAACTGGACCGGCGAGAGCGTGCCTGACATTTACGGGCTCACACTCAACGTGCCGAGCTGCGCCAGGTGGTATTCCGCCGAAACCACATCGGCCGTGGGGGCGGTGAGATCGAAGGTGCCGACGCCGAGCGACTGGGTGATCGCGTCGGAAATCAGCTCCAGCGCCAGCGTGCCGCCGGTGCTGCCGTTCGGAATGCCGCTGCCGTAGGGCGCGCCGCCCGGCGTGGTGGATGCGAACAGGTTATCGAGGCTGGCGGTGACATTGGCGACGGCCTGCGCCTTGGTGTAGCCGGTTTCGACCACGAAGTTCGTGAGCGTCACGTTGATGCTGTCGATCGTGAGTGTCTGATTCTGTGAGCTTGCCACGTCGGCCGGCATTTCCGCGTTCACGTAGGCCTGCACCGTGGTGAGATCGCCGGACACAGGCAGGATCGATCCGGGCGCCCTACCATCGAACACGAATGAATAATCCACCGTGCCGCCGCCGCGGTTCTGCGGCCATACCCAGACGCGGGTGACGCCCGGCGTCGCATCCTGCACCCAGGTGACGTAATCCCGCTTGGCACCGCCCTGGGGCGGCTGCTGCAGGCGTTCCAGCACACGCACGCGGAAGGCAGTGTCGGATTCGATATCGATGCCGCCCACCAGGCCGTCGCTGCCGACGGTGACCTGCGCGTTCACGCCGGCGATCGCCACCGAGAGCGTGAGCGGCGTGCCGGCGATCTGGTTGCCGGCGGAGCCGCCGACGGCCGCGACAACCGTGCCGGTGCCGGTGCCGCTGACGAGAGTGACAGCGCTGCCCAGCACGTAGCTCTGCGACGAATCGCCCGTGGTGACCACCGTGCCGGCCGGGATCGGCGACGTGGCGACGCCGGTGAAAATCACCGGGCCGGCGGCCGCGACCGGCTGTTCGCGATAGATGCCGACATCATTGCCCTTTCGGTCGAGATAGATGCCGGTTGCCGTGCTGGCGAAGGATTGTGTCGCGATGAAATCGAGATACGCATATTCGTTCATCAGTTCGCGCGCCAGAACGGCGCCGATCACGCCGACGGTGCTGGGCGTCAGTTGCGGATCGGTGCCTGGCAAGGCCGCGAAAATCTGGCCGATGACGCGGCTGATCAGATCCGGCAGCGCCGGCCTCGGGAAAACCGGTGTGGTCACTGCGGAAAGCCCGTCGCCGGCACGATGGTGCCGAGCGTGCGTTTCCAGATCAGGCTATAGGTGGTCAACGCATTGCCGTTTTGCGTGCTTTGCGCGACGGCAATGTTGAGCGCGAGCGATTGTTCGTCGATCCATTGGGTGGACACGGCCACATCCTCGGCAATTCCGTAGGCGATCAGCGGGTTCAGCGCGTTTTGCGCCGCCTCCTGGATCAGCAGGGCGTTTTCGTTCGTGGCCGTGCAGCGCGTGTAGAGCCACAGCTTGCTGCCGAGAAAATACGGCGTGCCGTCGGGCAGCGGCGGCAGATACGCATCGCCCCACCAGCCGCGGCGGTTGGTCGATCCGTCGGGGATCACATCGTCGGGCCCGGCGAGCATGTCGGACTGCAACATGATCAGGATCGGCGTCATCAGCGTGCCGTCCAAAGCGAGGTCGCCATTGGCGATCGCGAGATCCGTAGTGGTTCCGTCGGGGCTGAGCGCCAACGCGATATCCATCAGCTGCCCCCTGTCAAATAACTGTCGTCCATCTGCTGATTCGGTATCGTGCTGACGCTGCCGCCAACGTTGTGCGTGTGCTCGTTGTAGAGCGCCTTGAATTTCTCGGTGATCATGCGGTTCAGAGCGGCTTCCGACAGGCCCCACTGGAACAGCGGTGAGACGACGCGCACGCCCGCGAGCCTGATCAGCACCAGCTGGCCGCCGCGCGACAATCCGCTTTCGCCAGGCTGCAGGTTGGCGATTGTATCGGCGGTGTTATCGCCCCCTAGCAATATCTTGTGGCTGGCCTGGCCGGCGATCTGGATCTCGATCACGTCGCCGCCCGGCAGCGGGTTGGCGACGTAGCCGAAACTGTGCAGCAGCTCGACAAGATCGTGCGTATCTTCGTCGAGCACGGTGCTCTGTACGAGCGTGCGGCCCGAGATCACGCTGCCGGCCACTTTCGCGCGCGCCACCAGGTTACGCATCGCGTGAGCGATCCACTGCATCAGCTAGCCGCCCCGTCCCAGTTCGGTGCGGACTTGCCTTTTTTGCCTTTTTTCACGTGCAGTTTCACCTGCCCGGGATCCGGCGTGTAACCGGCGACGGGGCCAACACGCAGCGCGGTCTCGCGGCCGCGCGTGGCGGACGACATGAACGTGGTTTCGGCCACCAGAAGATCTTGGTTGCATTGCGCGAACGGCGCGGTGACCGAGATCAGCTGGTTGACCTGCCACAGTGTGTTATCCGGCTGCCGCCAGCCGGGCACAACGAGTGTCGCCTGCGCCGCGCGGCCGGCGGCAAAATTACGCTCCCAGTTCACGCGGCGCTGCATGCCGGCGGCATCGAGCTGCGCTTCAGCCAGCGAGATATGCGGCCGGTAGCGGGGCACGCTGGTGTCGTTGGCGACCGCGCGCAGCTGGGTGGCGACGGGCGACGGTGCGGCCGCCGTGCTGCCGATCCCGCCGGCGCCGCCCCAGGAGGCATCGGCGCTGCCGATCGCCTTCTGGCCTTTCAGGATGTAGACCGAAAACTGCTTTTCCACGTTCAGCTTGGCTTGGCCGCGCAGGATGTTCACGCCCTGCGTCAGGCTGCCCGAGGCGCGCTGCGTGCCTGTGGTGGCGAGCACCAGGTTGCCGTTCGCATCGTCGGTGAGGAGCACGCCGGCGAGGCGGCCGAGGCGTTCCAGGAAGGTAAAGGCGGTTTCGCCACGCTGCAGGGTGACATCGGGGAAAATCTGCGACGCGTCGGTTTGGACAACCACGCCGATGCCGAACAGGTTGCACACCGCGCGGGCGATCTGTTCCAGCGTATAGCCCTTGTATTGGCCGGAATTGAAATCCGGCTGGCACTCCACCAGGTCGCACGTCTTGCTCGCGCCGATCACGGTGGATGAGTGGTGCATACCGTCGATTTCCGCGGTGCAGTCGTCAACGTAGCCGGTGAGAACGGTATCGTTGCCGATTTTTACCACGCAGGAGGAGAATGGTGTGATCTGCGACAAGGCGCCGTTGGTGACGGATTGATCGCTGACCGATAGGCTGAACACCGATTTCAGGCGATCGATGGCGCGACTCACCGTCATTTCGATCCAGCCACTGAACACCGTGCCGTTAATCGTCAGCGATACGATATCAGTGTTCGATGCGCCGCCCGGGCTTGCCTGCGACATGGCGCGAACGCCGTTCGCCTAGGTTCGCTCGCCCTGCCCCATCTCGCAGCGGAAGGATTTGAGGTGCAGGCGCGGATCGTGCCGCAGCATTTCGCTGAATTCGCGCTGCGCATCCACCATGCAGGACATCGAGGTTTCGTAGACCCATTCAGGATCCTTGTGTTCGCTGCAGGCGCCCTGAAGGCAGGTGATCAACACCAGGTGAATGACGGTGAGCATGTTCGGATCCCGCTTTACGAGGAGGCCTGCAGGTAGACGCCGGTAACCGGCATGAAACTCGGGTGCACGGCAGCGTTCAGTGTTGCCAGCGCGTCGGCCTGGCTGCCGTCATGCAGCAGCAGTTGTGCCAGGGCGGCGGATGGCAGCGACACTTGCGTGGTGTAGGCGGCAAGGTTCGGCAGGTTCTGCGCGCGCTGCACCAGGTCGGCGATCGCGAGGCCGGTGACGCCCAGCCAGCCCTGAAACAACGCGTCCTCGTCCGCCGCGGCGGCGGCCACCACACGCGCATCCAGCATGCCCAGAAGCTGCGTTTTGGCGGCGGCCGCCGCGGCGGTGCTGCTGAAATCCGTGCTGGCGTAGATCTGCGCCACGGCGATCACCGCGCAGCCGTTCACCAGGTCGGTGAGCTGCTGCTGCAGCTGCGTTTGCAGCGGCACCTGCAGGCCCGACGGCGCGGCGAGGCCAGGCAGCCAGGTGGCGAAGGCGGCGACGCCCTGCGTAGGGTCCGCCGGCAGGGCGATCAGGGTGGATGGCAGGCCAAGCACCGGATCGGACGTAACGGCGGCCGGCAGGCCGGCGATGACGGCCTGAGCGATGCTGCTGAACGCATCAGACACGGCGATGGCCACAGGATCGCCGGTAAGGCCGGTGACCGTGCTGGTGACCGGCGTGGACCCGGCGGTGAGGCTGTTTACGATGCCATTCACGACACCAGCCACCTGGCTGATGATCGAGGCCGGCAGGCCTGTGAGGTTGGCCACCAACAGGCCAAGCGCGCCCTCGGCGATGCTGAGCAGCACGCCGGGGCGCTGCGCGATCAGCGAGCCGATCGCGTAGGCTTCCACCGCCAGGCTGAGCAGCGAGGAGAGGCCGCCGAGCAGGCCGGAGGCGGTGGATGCCGACAGCACGGGGCCAGGCGTGAGGCCAGAATCGACGAATTCGAAATCGAACACCGCCATGCCGCCGAAGGCGACCGATTCCTGCATGTCGAAGCTGCGCAGGTTGACCGAGACGCTGCCCAGATAGGGATGCACCAGCGTGCCAGGCCCCTTTGCCCAGCAGGCTTTGCGCAGCGCGTCGCGCGCATCGATGTAATCCTGCGTGGCGAGCGAGGCGATCACGTAGGCGCGGATGCGATAGAGACCAGCTTCCTTGCCGAGATCTTCCGTGCTGGGCGTGTCGCGGTAGGGATATTGCCGCAGATCGATGCGGCGGCCGCCGCGCTCGCGGTGTTCGTCGACGTTGAAGCGGATGCCGCGGAAGGAGGCCGGCAGCAGGCGGTTGATCCAGCTCATGCGCGGTTCGCCTTAATGCGCTGGTGCGAGATCGTCGTACCAGTTCAAGCCCAAATTGGTGCGGATGCGCGGGCCGCCGGAACCTGAATTTGTCTGCACCTGCAGCCCCGCCGGCGCGTTTTCGAAGCGCACGGTGATTTCCGAGCGCGGCGCCTGCTGCGGCGGCGGCACAACCGGCGCCGTGGGCAAGGATGGCGGCGGCTGCAGCACCGGTATCCGGTCGAATGACGGGGCGTTCGGCAGCTCGCGGCGGGTCTGGTCGGGCTGCGGCACAGGCGGCAGGGCCATCACGACCTGCATATGCGGCCGTTCCACCGGTATCGGCGCACTCATCGCTTCCAACGACGTGTCCAACGGCCGGCCTTGGGGTGACGATCCATCAGGCCTGTAGACACGCCCATAGCCAGGATGCTCGGCCCAGACAGGGCGCGGCAGATGATCGGTAATCGCGTTCACTGCCGCCGCGATATGCTCGCTCCACGGCGTCGAGGGCTCAATCCGCTGGGGATGCGTATGCGGGTCGGGCAGCCCTTGGCCATAATCGTGCTTTCCGCGGGCGTTGACGCCCTGCCCTGCCCAACGGTATTTGTGCCCGCTGCCCTCAGGCTGATGCTCCACGTCCACGCCCACCATAAGGGGCAGCATCTGCATGATTTCGGGCATGATCTCGACGGCCGCGCCCACGAAAGGCAGGGCTTTCACCACTTTCATGCCGTGCGTGATGATTTTCAGGCTTTTCGAGGCTTCTTCGCCTTCGCGGACAACGGCCTTCTCGGCATGTATGGCGGGCGACGGCGAAAGGCTCGCCGCCGCCAATTCCTCGACGCCAGCTGCTTTTGCGGCGTTGCCGGCGCCGGCCCAGGCGGCAACGAGCTCGACGCCGATTTTGGTGATCAGCTTTCCAAGGGCAAATGTGAGCTGCCCGACTTCCTTGATCGGCTCGACCAAAAACAGCACGCCTTTCAGCGCCATGACGCCGGCCAGGCCGTAGACCACAGTTTTCGCGCCGCCGATCGCGTCGACGAATTCGCCGGTTTCCTTGGCGGCGTAGCGGATATCTTCGCCTACTTCGTGCCACGGCACCCGCTTCAGCCAGTCGGCGAATTCACGCACGCCGCCGGCGATGTCGCCAGTGATCCATTCGCGGTTCGCCAGCACAAATTCGGTCGATTCCTCGATCAGCGGCGCCAGCACTTCGGACAGCTTGCCGCCGAGCAGGTCGGTGAAGCCGCCCATCGCCATCGTCAGCTTTTTCTGGTCTTCGTTGTAGCGCTCCAGCGACTCGGCGTAGGGCGTGAAATCGATGCCGAGCTCGCGGCTTTCCTTCTGCAGCTTGCGCACTTCCTCGCCGCCGCGACGCAGAAATGGGATCATGTCGCCGCCGGCCTTGCCGAACAGCGCGAATGCCATGCGGGCGCGCATCGTGGCGTCCTGCGTGTGTTCGAAGGCGTCGGCCAGAGCGGGTAGCGCGTCGGCGGCGGTTTTGAAGCTGCGCGGATCGATGTGCAGCTGCTTGAAGAGGGCCGCCAGATCCTTGTTTTTGCCGGCCAGCGCCTCGCCCATATTCCGGTTCAGCCTGCCGAGCGACTTTTCCATGCCGGCGACATCGGTATCTGTGAGCTTGGCGGCGGCCCGCAGCTCATGCAGGGCCTGAGCGCTCATGCCGAGTTCCTGCGCGTTGTGTGCCATTTCGGCGTAGGCTTCGGCGACGTGTTCCGTGGTTTCGAACATGCCGGCGACCGTCGCCGCGGCGCCCAGGGCGGCGAACACGGGGAGCAGCTCGGTGATCGAACTGCCTACTTCGCCGATGCTGCCGCGCAGGCCGCCGAAATGTTCTTTCAGGATATCGACATGCTCGCCGAGCTCGAAAAACGCATGCTGATGGTGCATGTGTTCGGTTTCCTCGCCGACGCGGTGCGCGGCGTGGCCGAGTTCGTCGAGTTTCTTGTGGATGTGATCGATCGTTTGCGAGGATTGATCCTCGGTGCCGATGATCGCGTGGAAAACTTCGTTGGCGTCGGCCATCACCTGCCCCGACTTTCACGCTTCGCGATGATGTTGGCCTGCTCGCTGAACAGCACGAGCTGCTCGATCGTCAGCTGGAAGACGAATCCTTGGTCGCCTGCCCATCGTCCGAGGCCGATGAAGTGCTGGAGGATGACTTCTGGACTTTGAACCAGAAAAAAAATTTTACGGCTTCGATGGCTCTATATAAATCGACAGCGCAGAGCTGATCGATCGTGCTTTCGGGCACCTGCGCCATCTTGCTGAGAAGCTGCCGCATCGCCGGCACGTTGATCGTGTCGCTCATGGCGCCAGTGCGCGGGTTGCGTTCGGTCGCGAACGGGTAGCCGCATTCGAGGATATCCGCGCCTTTCGGCGAGTTGATCACGAGCGTTGCGACCTGTTCTCCGTAGGCGTTGACCGGATCGTCGAGACTGATGGTGATCGGCGTGCGAGCCATGGAAACCAACCTTTTAAGCGCGAAAATTGTTCTTTTCTGAAGCGAAGAAGCAAAAGACTTTCGCTTACGTCACTTCACTTCACTTCTTTTTTGAAGCAAAAAGGCAAAAAGCTTTTATTGCTTAAAGCTCCTGCGCCGAGAGCGCGGCGAACTTGACGGTCGCAGTGGCTTCCTTGGCGTCTACCTCGATGTCGCCGTCGTCCTGCCAGGCGTTCAGCAGCACGACGGTGCGGCCGTTATCCAGTGTTGCGACCAGCGTGCTGTTGGTGATGGCCTTCAGGCTGCTGACGCTTACAACGCCGTCGACCACCAGTTCGCAATCCATCTTGGCTTCAGAATAGGTGGTGACGAAGCCGAGCGTGCTATCCAGCCCGTTCTTTGCCTTCCGCACCTGGCCGCCGAGCATGTATTTGAACTGGCCGCCGAGGCGATATTGCGTGCCGTCGATTTTGAACTGCAACGTGCCGCCGATATAGGTGTTGACCATGAGCCCTGCCCTTTCTTACGCCGCGGCGATCGCGGCAGCTGCGGCCGCCGAATATTTCCGAAATTGCACCGTGTTGTTCACGTTGATCAGCCCAACCACGACGAACGGCGCGTAGAGCACGTCCAGCTCGTTGGGGTTGGTGGCGTTGCGCACCACGCTGCTGGCCGCCAGCATCGCCGATGCGTCCTCCACCAAACCTTCGTATTCCAGCGTGGCGTAGAGCGCCGCCAGATCCGACAGGGCGGATTTCGGTGTGACGATCGGCAGGCCGGGGCCGAAGGCGTTGCCATCGTCCGCCACCATGTTCCGGCCCCATTTCTGGGTTTCCATGGCGTTCAGCGCGTTGCCGATGAACATCAGGGTGAACATGTCGCCGGTATCGAAATAGCTCTGATCCGGCTGGCCATAGGCGTTGGTTTCGTAAGTGGTGGGCGCGCGCAGGATCTGCGGCATGTTGCCGGCGGCATATTGCGCAAGCGCGATGCCGCTGCCGAGAAGCAGCTGCCAGCTGGTTTTGCTGAAGGCGCCGCCGGATGCCTCGGCTAGGCCTACGGGCGGCGGCGAGACGAAGTTGACGTTCAGCGTTTGCAGCGGCTGGTTGGGCTGGTTGCGCAGGCTGACGGCGGCCGCACCGGTGAACGCGCCGGCCCATTCGCAGGACGGCGTCGGCGAGCCGGTTTCGTAGCCCCAAACCGTGGTGTGCGGATCGTTGTAGCCCTGGCCGAAGGTGCTGAGCGTTGCCGCCAGGCCGGGCAAAGCAGTGAACACGTGGCCCCAGGTTTTCCGGTTCGGCGCCCAGCGGCCGGTGGTGAAGTTCATCATCGCCGTCATCGCCGTCATCACCGCCGACGACGCATTGTCGTGCACGATGAAATACATGTTGGTGTCGCCGAGGATGCCCGCCACGTCGGTATAGACCGGGTCGGTGGCACCGCCTGTCATTGCCGTGATGGTTACAGCGAGGCCGGCGGGCAGCGCCTGGCCGCCGGCAGCCCCCAGATAGTTCAGCCGCAGATCGATCGCGTTGCCGAGCGTGCCGAGGTTTTTCGCGGTGACCACGCAGTTGACGCCGCCGGTGCCGCCGGTTGCGGCCGACACGAGCAGATCGGGCTGCAGCGCGATCTGCGCCACCATGGCGCTGGCCACCTGCGACGCCGTCATTCCGGTCGTGACGCCCACCTGGACGAGCTGGCCGCCGATATAGGCGAATACGGTGCCGGAGGCGGTGGCCGTGCCGGAAAACGCGAAGGTGCCCGTCGCGGCCGAGGCGCCTGAGGCATCGGTGCGCGGCAGGCAGTAGATGGGCCCGGTGCTGTCGTTGTTGAAATAGGCTTCGAACATCCGCGCGAGGCGGCTGCCGCGGCCATACAGCGCGCGCGCCTGCGCCACCGAGGTGACCGGCGTGAGCGCGTTCGGCGCCGCGGTGATGGTTTGCGCGATCAGCATCGTCGGATACGTCTGCTGATTGACGCCGGCCTGGCTGTTGTCGAAGCCGATTTGCGTGAGCGGATAAAGCAAACCGGAAATGAGGTTGGCGGCCATGCTGCAAGCCCCTTATGGCGGTGTAAGCGGTGTTTCGAGAGAAAATTCCGTGGGCGTTGTGCCCTGCCCGTTCGCGCCAGGCGCGTTGCCGGCGACGATGGTGTTGTTGGCACCGGTAAGCGGCAGGATGATGGGCGCCGGCCGGCCGGGAAAACCCGACCCGTTCAGCACGGATGTCGGCCGCGCGTCGTAAGCCTCTTTCCAGCCGCCCAGGATGTTGATCTGATGGCTGGTGACGTAGCGCTCGCCATCGTTGCTGTGCTCGCGCTTTTCCTCGACCGTCTGCAGCGTGCCCAGCAGTTTCGGCCAATTCGGATCGCCGAACAGCGCTTCGAGCACCTGCTGTTTCAGGATATCGGCATACATCACCGCGTCGGCCGGCAAGGCTGCGACGGTGAGGCACTGCACCATCAGCGTGTAGCGCACCTGGAGCGTGGGCAGGATGGTGGCAAGGCCGATACCGTCGCGCCGTTCGTTGCAATAGACGTTGACGCGCGGTTCGGCGTTTTCCGGCACCGGATCGAGCGGATTGTCGTAGACGGCGAGCCCGGCCAACGTCGCCTGGCTTTTGATGACGGCGACCGCGGCCATGCGAACCTGCGTGCCGCGCGGGTAGGTGCTGAACAGCGTGGTGCCGCTCACGGCGTGGTGACCGGCGGGATGGGCGTGATGTTGACCTGCTGATCGCTGGCCAGGCCGACATGGATGGAGATATGGCCGTGCCCGTCGGTGAGCACGTCGATCGCGCGCCAAAGGCGGCCCTCAATCAGGAAGCGATCGTTCTGCTGCGGAATGGTGCCGGGAAACTGGCTAGCCTGGCAACCGAGCATCGATTTGGTTTCGACAACCTCATCGCCGCCGACGAAGGTGGAGATTTTCAGGTTCTCATCGAACACGGCGGTGATCGGCACAGGCGCACCGCGGCGCGGCTGAAAGATGACCGGCTCGCCGAAGGCCTGCATGCAGGGCCCGACAACGAGCGCGTCGAAATTCAGCACGGATCAGGTCGTGTGCGGGGCTTCGGTGTGCGCCGGCGCCGGTTCTGCGGGTTCGGCAGCGGCGGTTTCCGCGTGCGGGGTGACAGGCGCGGGTGGCGCCGGCACGGGTTCCGGCGACGCGACGGGCTTTGCCGCGGCCGGGATTTCCGCCCGGCCACGCTCGACCAGCTCGGCGGCGTGTTCGGCCGGCAGATCAATCTCGGCGCCGGCTGCGTGCGGCATGTAGCCGGGCGAGATATAGGTCGGGTATTTCAGCTTCACCCGCGTGGTGCCTGGCGCGCCCATGGATGTGTCCTTCTGCTCGGCGAACGGCGTTCGCGCTTCGGTTCAGCCGGCCGGTTTAGTCGCCGGTGGCAAGGATGCCGGTGCGCAGCGTTTCCGGCCGGTTGCAGATGTGCAGCGGAAAGCTGTTCACTTCGAATTCGATGAACGCATCCTTCCCGGTGGGATCAGGCAGGTTGTAGACATACATCGGCAGGCCGGGCTTGTTCACGTCCTGGAATGTCTCGCCCGGGGCGTAATGCACTTCGA